AATGTGTTTCAACAATCTTCGATGAATTGGATCATGGATATCTTTCAGAGTTTGATTTTAATTTTTGGGAAGCAGAGAAAGAATATTGTGAAAAACACGGCATCACAGAAGAACAACTTGCAGATAATATGCATTGGCGGGATCAAGCATGGTCCGCGGCAGAAGCAAAAAAGAGTGAACAATTAACCATAAAAGCACTTGAAGTTGCAAAAGAATATGAGGGAAAATATGCATACATTTTTGAATACGGTGATGAAGATGGTAACTTCTTCTCAGAACTCGAACACCAAAACGATTGGGGAGGATTACCACACATCAGAATCAGCCACCATTGATGAAAAAATAGCCGAGGATGAACTGTCAAGAAGGCCAATAGATAATTATATTATGGCAGAGTTCGTTGCAGTTCCTCCTGATTTCAATTTGGAAAGTCATTTAAGTATGAGAGAACATGTAGGAATATATGAGGTTAAGAATATGAATTTAACACAAGCTAATGCTTTCATTGATGCAATTAAATCTTCTCCTGTGTTTTGTTCAATGAACAACCCTTTGATGAATCCAAATATATGCTTCTTTGTTTTACAATTATTACAGGATTTAAACCTGATAATCAAATCGGTAGATAATCCAATGAGACGTTATATGAACAAAGATGTATTTATGCACTGGGCAAAACATTGGAAAAGTGGTCGATCACACACAATTCGTGGTCAGGAAGTTATAAGAATGAATTTTCTCATTGTTAATGTTGTTCATTTATTTCAGGAGCATGTCTATGACGAAGCATTAAAGGCAATGGACGAAGTTGTACAATTTCAAACAGAAGTCGATTCAATGAACTTTAACTTGGATAAAATGTGAAGGGAAAAAACATGACAAAAAGATTAGCAATAATTATCGTACTTGGTTTTGTAGCTATTACATTTACATGGGGAATCTGTCATGCAGGTCCGCAGGCCGTTCGTATTGATCGGTTTGAGGCTATCGACAGATTGGGTCCGAATGATTACGATCTAGAAACATTGCGAATTGATGATCCTGATAATCCATTCATCAGTATATATGTCACACACATCATTGGTACAGGGATTCAATTTTCTGACCCAAGCAACGTATCAATTGCTTGTCGTTTAACTGGTAAGATTCCAATGGAGGACGGAAAACAATTAATCAATACAACGACAAATCACAATGTTGCAAACTTCAGCAAATCCATCGGTACGAAGGTCATGCGGGTTTCAAGATGTTATGATAAAAAAAAGAATGTTTTGATCTATAGAGTTTATACTACTAAACTCTTTGACGGATCATTGAAACATTCAATGTCAGTTGTTCCATTGGGTGCACCACTTTCTCCATAGCCATCGGTGCCAGCGTAAAAAAGACCTGAGCGGATTTCTCTGCCCAGGTCTTTTTTTTGTCCTTGTCGGATTAAACGATGAAGAAATTCAATTGAATTTGTTCAACAACCCTTGTAGGTTCAAGAGTTACATCAACATGGAATTTCTTTGTTTTCTTTTCGTAGTCTGTAGCTCCAACTTGTACAGAGTAATTATACAAACCACGTTTCTTACGAATAACTTCAAGAAATTCAACAAGTTGCCCTGCAACAAGTGACCATGTGATTTCATCATTTTGTTCAAAGATAAAGAACTTACAGAAATCTTCAAATGCTCTCTTGATGTAAAGAACAAGTCTTACAATATTCAAGTCTTGTAATGCAGATGCTTTTGCCTGAGATGTCAACTGTCCCCAAACAACATAACCCGGATTGAATTTCACAATTGGGTTTAATTGTTTCAAGTACATTTGATCTCTCTGACCCAATCTTGGATTGTATCTCAATTCCTTGATTGTATCAATTGCAGCGCGGTTAAATCCCGCAGCAGCAAACCACAATTCAGCAACCGTATCATTTCTTGGTAGAAGATAGGACATATGATATATAGGTGAAACCCACATATCTTGTCCAGTAAATGAATCAAAGACTTTATTATATTCCTCATATAGAGCAACAAAGTAATTGTTAAATGTATTTGTGTTGTTTCTTGCAGCAATCGCTAGAGTTGATGTAGCGTTATCACCATTATCAAGAATACCAACACAGTCACGCCTTGTTTGACAAAGCGTACTAATTGCACTCTTAACATCTGCTGGATAACCACAATCAAATACCATTGAAAAATAAATATTCTCATTGTCAAGAACATCATCATCAATAATTCCAGAATATGCTTGATTCAACAGAGTTGTTGCTTCTGATGTATCTAATGAACCGTCAGCTTGTAACAAGTCTCCATCAGAACCCTTTCTCATTGGAACAGGTTCAGATGATGTAAATGCATCAGCAACAGAACCATAAGATTTCTTAACACGATATTCAACTTCAGTATTTACGTCAAAGTCTGTTGTGTTGCCATTCCACATTTGGCTTGTCAACATTCTATCAGAATAAACTGCAATAGCTTCATCATCAGTTCCTGAAGCAGCTCCTAACCAACCCCAAATTTCAGTTCCTCTTGCGTCTTTTGCAATCAAGACATAATCAGCTGGACCTGCTGCTGATTCCCAATCACTGAAATCCTGCTTTACGTCTGAGATTAAAGCTGAACCACTTGTCAATGTTACTGTTGTTGTTCCGATATCTTTATCATAAACTCTGATATTTTCTTCATAACCAGCTGAATATCTTTCAGTATCTTGATCAATCCACATTTCTGCACGAAGAACTGAAGAGTAAAGATTTAGAATATCAACAATCCATAATGACTCACCAGCACTGTCTCTGGCCAGAGGATCAAAGGAAACTTCAAATGATTCAACAATAACATCTTCACCATCTGTTTGTCTCTCATAAACATCCAAGATGTATTGATCCCATAGTGTTGGATTTGATACTGCTGTTAATCTGATACCCAACTTGTTGTACCACTGACCACGTCCAATTGGACGCAAGAAACAAATTGGATATGTTGTGCCTGATTGCTGTAAGTTAGTTCCAAATTCATCAGTCGAATTAACTCCTTCAACATATGTAATTTGATAACCTGCTGTAGTGTCAGTTGCTCCAATAGTAGCATCAAGACGCAAATTTGAAAATGTTGCATTATCTGACAATACTCTCATGAAATAAAGAGCGCCAGATTCACCTAAATAGTTGTACGCACAATATGGACCTTGTCCATAATTCTTGCCGTAAACTGAGATGTTTGGTTCTCCAAACTCTGAAATATAATCTGCTCGGGAACCGATAAACTTGAGAACGTTGTCCTCTCCCTTCTCTGTCAATGCCGAGATGAATCCAATTGTAGATGGAACAGCTTGCACAAACTGAGACAGGTCAATAATTTTGGTAAATACTCCTGGAGATACATTAGCCATATCTCTTACTCCTCCTATTTTAATTTCTCTAATACTAAATAATCAATCTCTATTTCTTTATCTTCCTTTCTCTCCAGGTCTATATCAAAAATCCTTTTTCAAGATGTTCTTCCTTATACATATAAAAACCAATTAAATATAATTCTTCGGTCAGATGTTTTCACAATTGATGGAAAAGTAACTCTTGAAAAGATATTAAATGTGCCAGGACTTGAGGGAGTACCGTATCCCCCTACATCACTAGGCGAAGTGAATAGTGCAGCTTCGCTTAATTGTTTTCCATTGGCATCATCAACTCCAACCGTAACAGTAATTTTAATAACTAACCACTCATCGTCATTTTGTGCATCTTGCTCAAAACTAACCGTATCAAATGGTAGTTTATACCAACCTTCTTCTGGATAACCTGCTGAAACAACATGATAATCAGCAGCAGAAGAATCAGTTGCATTAATCATAACTCTAGACGCTAACTCAGTATCGGTAATAACAGGCGGTGATGGATTGAAAGGATCGCCTGAAATTGCTCCACCATCGCCAAGACCAAACCAGTTAATCCATTCATCTTTTGTTGATGTGACAGCAGCATTAGTTAAATTCATAATCCTTTGTGCCAACCACTCACGCCCATTATACAATACTAAATTATGTCTTCCAACTAGTTTTTTCTTCCCACCCTCAACTTCTTCATAAATTTCGACATAACCTTTGGGCTTCACTCTATCACCTTGAAATTTTCTGTTCATGGAATCGTCCAGACATTTACCATACTCATCTGTGCAATTAATCTCAATTGTTTCTACTTTTTTACTCATTGTATTATATCCTTTTTATCATGGGGTAGGTTTTATATTTTGTTCTAAATATCTAACAGGTTTGGCGCCAATTGCTATATATATTAATTGATGAATCAATTACACTAACCTTATTATTTGGAGGATGTTATGGAAAAAAGTTACATGTTTCAAACTTTGCAGAGCGTTCCGCAGAGGGTCATCACCAAAATCGGTCAGGATATCCTTACGAATTTTGAAATTCGTTTGAAAGGTCATTCTATTGACATTACGGAAAAACGAGACATCCTGATGGATTTGCAAATGGCCGTCGATCAGGTTGCTTCTGAACATGCACCGTCTGTTGACGGATACCGACTGACTGACAAACAGGTGATTGTGATTGGTGATCTCATTCGGATGGGAAAACCAATTGGGGCAATCAAAGAATTTCGGTATGCCACAGGTGAATGTTTGAGTGAATCGAAAAACTTCATCGACAAATTCACGAAGGGTCGCAGTTTTGAAGAAGCGTTCATTCATTTCACAAACGCATTTTCGGGATAGCGGAAAAATGGGGCACGGTCTTTTACAGATCGTGCCCCTTAACCCCTACATTATTTTTTTGCCTTTTTTATTGCAAGAATGTTCCACAGTTAGAGCAGAATTTTGCATCTGATCTTGACTTTCTACCACATGTAGAACACTCTAATTTCGTCTTTACGGTGATCGGTTGTTGAATAGGTGTTGAGGTGTCTGTTAACCCTTTTAACCTTATGACGATCACCTCTGCTTGTTCTAGTTCACCAATTGAACCATATCGGAAATCCTGATGTATTTCCGAACCCTTAACAGTGATCCCTTCATCATTTAATGGTTGACCAATTGATTGAACTCCAAGAGAATCACAAGAAACATTAGATGAATAAAAAGTATTTTGAATTGGTTCACTAGTTGTTCCTATTACAGCTGACTTGGCAGCACCTGCAATTGTATCTCCGTCTACAGCACTTCCATATCTTACTGTAGAGTCTCCAGTAAACCAATTATTGTGATTCCAATGACGAAAATCGTGCTTATGATTGTGATGGTGATGATGGTGATGCTGATGATCTTCGATAAGAAGTTTTCTGATAGGTTTATCTTTTTCATAAGCAAACTCCACACGAATTATTCCATCGTCAATTTTATCTCCACGATGTTCTTGTATCTCTTTTGTTTTATTGATGAATTTGAATCTATTCTTTGCAGTTGTTCCTCTCAAGAAACCTTCAAGCTCTGTACTTGAATTAGCATCAAGAATAAGTGAATGATCATCTAATACATCTTCACCATCAATTGAAATGTTAACGGATGCTTTGCGTGAATTTAGATTCTTCAGATAGAGTGAATATTCACTCCCGAACGGTAGGCGTACAAAATCATCTTGTACTCTGAGGATTTTTCCTTTACATTTTACTTCTACGACGAACTGATCTTTGTATGTCATGGTCTTATCTCCTTTTCAGGGTACAGACTAAACCCTCAAATTTTGCTTAAAGTCTGTTAGTGATTACCATGTAGGGGTTTTCATTTGTTTGTTCTAAAAATTATATTAACCGCCATATGCAAATTCAGTGAATCCAGTAGGCGCTGAATATGTCCATTGACTTGATCTAATAAGAACATCTAAATATGCATTATCATCTACACTCACAGCAGGAAAAACTTCTAATCCAATTAATCCAGCCACTACTCTATGTCCCGCTGGATCAGTGGACGGATCAATACCATCAAACCAAGTTCCGTTTAAACCCCACCAAATCTTTCCTGTAGCTGTATCAAAAGCTACCATTACAATATCATCAGTAGTTGGGGATGTTCCTTTCTGACTACTCCATCCACTATTTGCCCACATTCTTCTATCGGAACTATGCCATCCAACACTATTACCAGTTCCAACAAATGTATCAATATCAAATGTGGATGCAGGAGCTATTCCAAAATATCCATGCCCAATTCTTGTTTTAATTTCGTAATATTTCTTTCCTGTAGATTCTCCATATTCAGATAAAATTGATGGAGCATAAATAGTTCCAAAAGATCGTCCCCTTGATATCGTTTCATTGCCATCAAAGATGCGTATAGAGGAAGATTTGTTATTAGGATCCAAAGCGTTATATGTAGGAACTGTTGGTGTTGGAATTGTATCTACAATACTATAACAACTATCAGGAGGTGTATATGTGAAATCAGAATTTGCAAATTTTACACGATAAGTTGATCCAACTTCGCCTGATATAGCGGCATGAATTGTACTTCCAGTTAGACTACT